AAGCGGTGGGCGGCGCAAAAACTCTAAACGCAATCGTGAGCCGATTTTAATGCATGATGCACAGAATTTCACTTGGCCGGCGGACAAAGTCGAGCGCCGGGCGATTTCCGAGCTGATTCCGTATGCGCGGAATGCCCGGACGCACTCGGATGCGCAGGTGGCGCAGGTGGCTGCGAGCATGAAGGAATGGGGCTGGACCAACCCGATTTTGGTCGATGAGACTGGGATGATCATCGCGGGGCATTGCCGGGTATTGGCGGCGCGTCAGTTGGGGTTTGACGAGGGTCCGGTGATGGTTGCGGAGGGTTGGACCGAGGCGCAGAAGCGGGCGTATGTGCTGGCGGACAACCAGCTGGCGATGAATGCCGGGTGGAATGACGACATGCTCTCGCTTGAGCTTCGCGGGCTGCAGGAGGTCGGGTTTGACCTGGACCTGACCGGATTCGCCGGAATCGACGCGCTGCTCGCTCGCGGCATGGGGTTGTCCGATCCGGACGAGGTGCCGGAGACGCCGACGTTTCCGACCTCGGTTTCTGGCGATGTGTGGCTGCTGGGGCGGCATCGGCTGGTCTGCGGGGACGCTACGACGGCGGATGCGGTGGCAGCGGCGCTGGGGGCGGTGAAGCCGCACCTGATGGTGACGGACCCGCCCTATGGGGTGGAGTATTCGGCTGGTTGGCGGAATGAAGCAATGCCGCAAAAGAATGACCCAAAGCGTTGGAAGGACGGCGCCGGTAGGGCTACCGGCGCCGTCCTGAATGACGACCGCTCGGACTGGCGTGAGGCTTGGGCGCTGTTTCCTGGCGATGTCGCCTATGTCTGGCACGCGGGGAATATGGCCAACTTTGTTGCAGATGGGCTCATTTCCTGTGGGCTGCAGATACGCGCACAGATCGTATGGGCGAAAAATCAGTTAGTTATTGGCCGTGGTGACTACCATCCGCAGCATGAGCCGTGCTGGTATGCGGTCCGCAAGGGTAAGACGGGGCATTATTGTGGTGGCCGGACGCAGACCACGCTCTGGCACATAGACAAGCCGGTCAAGTCTGAGACGGGCCATTCTACGCAAAAGCCGGTCGAGTGCATGCGCCGGCCGATCGAGAATAACTCCAGCCCGGGGCAGGCGGTCTATGATCCATTCGTTGGCTCCGGGACTACGATCATCGCGGCGGAAATGACCGGGCGGGCGTGCCACGCGATCGAGCTCAATCCGGCGTATGTGGATGTAGCGGTGCTGCGCTGGCAGCAGTTTACCGGGGGCGAGGCGACGCTCGAGGCGACGGGCGCGACCTTCGCCGAGATGCAAGTCGATCGTGTGCCGGAGGTGGCTTGATGCTGCAGCGTGGGCGGAAGTCGGCGAGCTCGACGCCACCGACTGTGGTCGAGGGCAGCTTCGGGACAAAGGTCAGTCCGCCGGATGACCTGATTCCGGAGGCGGCGGACATCTGGCGGCTGGTGGTGTCGTCTGAGCCGACGGAATTCATATCGACGGCGGCAACGCGCGATCTGCTGAAGGACTATTGCCGGCACCGGGCGACGGCGGACAAGGTGAGCCAGATTATCGAGCTATTCCAATCTGATTGGCTCAAGAGCAAAGACGGCGTGAAAAGGTACTCGGACCTGTGCAAGGTGCGCGACGCCGAGGGCAGGGCGGCGGCTGACAAGGCGACAAAGCTGCGGCTTACCAACCAGAGCCGCTGGCAGCCGCAGGGCGCGGCGCGGCTGGCGGACCGGACGCTGAAGGGCGAAAAGCCCTGGGATATGTGAGTGCGGAAGACTGAGACTCGGGCGGAGAAGAATATCCGCTGGATTCAATTCTACTGCCGGGTGCCGGACGGCAAGGATGTCGGCAAGGCGGTGAAGCTTCGGCCGTGGCAGAAGCGGGACATCAAGCTGATTTATGACAACCCGGCCGGGACGCGCACTGCGATTCTGAGCTTTGGGAAGAAAAACGCCAAGACGACGATGGCGGCATTCCTGCTGCTCTTGCATCTGTGCGGGCCCGAGGCGCGGCCGAATTCGCAGATACCGAGCACGGCGCAGTCGAAGGACCAGGCCGGGGTGCTGTTTGCCCTCGCGGCGAAGATGGTCCGGCTATCGCCGAAGATTCACGCGGTGGTGGCGATCAAGGAGACGGTGAAGGAGCTGCACTGCCCTGCCTTGGGGACGCGGTACAAGGCGCTATCCGCCGAGGTGGCGACGGCGCACGGGCAAAGTCCGGTATTCGCGGTGCACGACGAGCTCGGGCAGGTGCGGGGCCCGCGGTCGGAGCTTTACAACGCCATCGAGAATGCGATGGGGGCGCACGAGCGGCCTATGTCGATCATCATCTCGACGCAGGCGCCGACGGACGGGGACCTGCTGTCGATCTTGATCGATGATGCCTTGACCGGGGCCGACCCGACGAAGGTGGTGAGCCTTTACACCGCGCCGATGGACCTCGACCCGTTTTCGGATGCGGCTATCAAGGCGGCGAATCCGGCGGCGGGGGACTTCCTGAATATCCGCGAGCTGCGGCGCCAGGCCGAGGACGCGCGGCGGATGCCCTCGCAGGAGGCTCTGTATCGTAACTACACGCTAAACCAGCGCGTCGACGCATCGGCTCCGTTTATCTCGCGTAAGGTTTGGCAGGCTTGTGGCGGTGAAGTTGTAGCGAGTTTCGACGGGCTGCCGGTATTTGCCGGGCTTGACCTGTCGAGCGTCTCGGACCTGACGGCGTTTGTGGCGATGGCGCCGGTCGACGGCACCTGGCACGTGCGGCCGACTTTCTGGCTTCCCGAGGAAGGCTTGCGGGAGAAGTCGCGGCTTGACCGGGTGCCTTACGACGTCTGGCACCGGGACGGCTTCCTGGCGACGACGCCGGGCCCATCGATTGATTATGCCTTCGTCGCGGATTTCCTCTGGGACTTCTGCCGGCGGCACGACGTGCGGAAGATCGCGTTTGATCGCTGGGGCTTCAATCACCTCAAGCCCTTGTTGCTTGATGCGGGCTTCGGCGATGGCCAGGTCGAGGGCGACGCGGCGATCTTTGATCCATTCGGCCAGGGGTTTCAGTCGATGTCGCCGGCGCTGTTGTCGCTCGAGGCAAAGCTGCTGAATGGGACGCTGCGGCATGGCGGCCATCCGGTGCTGACGATGTGCGCGCAGAATGCGACGGTTAAGGCGGACCCGACCGGCAACCGGAAGCTCGACAAGATGAAATCGCACGGGCGGATCGACGGGATGATTGCGCTGGCGATGGCGACCGCGGTCGCCGGGACCTTCGAGGCGGCGGCGAGCGTGGACTTCATGGCAATGATTGGATGAGCGCATGAGCCTGATTTCGCTTCTGATCTGGCTGATCATTCTCGGGCTCGTGCTTTACCTGATCAATACGCTGCCGATCGACCTGACGCTAAAGCGGATCATCCATATCGTGGTGGTGGTGATTGTGGTGCTTTGGCTGCTGCAGGTGCTCGGGGTGCTCGGGGGACTGGGAGACATTCGGATCGGGACGCCGGGGGTTTAGGAGCGGACATGCCGAAGACTGCGCGTGAGATAGCCGACGATGTGCTGAGGGAGCTTCGGCTTCTGCGGGTGGTAAACATCGATGACGACAGCGACGAGGAGATCGCGGAGGTCTATTCGGCGGTGGAGGACATCATCGCGGCTGGAATGGACGAGGCCGATCTTTTCGAGCCGCCAGACGAGGGGGCACCCATATGAGCGAGATCATCTTCAAGGCGGTTGCGCAGTCGACCGGCGGGGCTGAGTATGTGCTCTCCGACGAGACCATCGACCGCTCGGGAGAGGTGGTCGAGGCAGGCGGGTGGGACCTGACCAACTTCCGCCGCAATCCGATTGCGCTCTTCAATCACAACAGCAACGCGCCGATCGGACGCTGGAGGGATGTGAGGATCGAGGGCAATCGCCTGGTCGGGCGGCTTGAGTTTGCCGCGGCCGGCACTTCGCAGCGCATTGACGAAATCCGCAGCCTGGCCGAGCAAGGCCTCTTGCCTGCGGTGTCTGTCGGCTTTCGTCCGCTCGCGGCGAAGTCGATGAAGGGGGACAGCGACAAGGACCCTTGGAGCCCGAAGCGCTATCTTCAATCGGAGCTGGTCGAGGCGTCCCTCGTCTCTGTGCCGATGAATCCCAATGCCTTGCAGATTGCAAGGTCACTAGCTAGCCCGGAAACCATTG